GACTACATCTTCTTATCTCTTCTTCCCCAGAGGGAAGCCTAAGTTTTAGATATACCACATTATATAATCTACTTGAAATCCATCCTAATACGGTGGTTCCTGGTTCTAGGTTAGTTATTGTTATATCCTCTTCATTTTTTCTTTTCATTTAGATACATCTCAGTGAATAGCTCATCGGTCTTGTTCCACCATTGGTCATGAAAATTACAACAGGTTTTCATCTCCTCAAAAGATTTTTTAGGTTTCCATCCCATAACGATAACCCTATAAGCTGCCACGACTATCCCGGTCCTATCGGAGCCGTGTAGACAATGAACGTACACCGGAGGGGTGGAATATCTTATCGCATCCACCGCCGCTAAAACTAGATCTTTCTCCGGTTTCTCCGCTCTCATTGGTATCCTATAACACTCGAATCCCTCAGGACATTCGTATTCATGATTATATCTTAGTGATAGAACGGTTTTTACTCCGTTCTTTCTCAGGAGATCCCACCCTTGTTTATGGTTCGGGTTAGGTCCACGATATAGGCCATCAGAGACTTTGTGAAAATTTTTCATTCTATTACAGGAGATCAATAAAAGAATTACTAATAGGTATCTCATTTTTTACTACCTTTTTAAAAAGTTTCTTGCCAATTTCCCACCTAAATATCTTGCCGTAAATTGCTCATGATCCGTATCTTTAATAGTGGTCCACCTTTGCTTGCTTTGCTTTAGCCAATTCCTACTATCGGCGTAAAAAGCTATCACTCTATAGGCTTCTTGAAGTTCTTTTCTTAGAATTAGCACATGAGTGTGGTATTGCTTCAATTTCTCATCCATAGAGTCTAATGTTGGAACATCCGGAGAAGTATGGTGTTTACAAAATTTAGAGCCTAGTTCTAGTCCAGGGCAATCAGTTAGTTCTCTTAAACAAGTTCTGCATTTCATCCATTCCTCCAATGCTTTTGATTTTCACTAGGAGAAACCCGTTCTAAATTTGATATATGGTTATTTAGCGGGTCCCGGCCCTTATGATTTATTTGGTATCCGTCAATGGGACCTAAAAAACAAGCCGCCATAAGTCTAGATAAGGTCCATTTTACACGTTTCCCTACATAGTAGAGGATTACACAAACATCCTTTTTTCCTCCCCTCCGGTCTCTCAAACAAGTTCTTAAATACTTTTTAGACTTCACACTGAATACCTTCCCCGAGGGGGAAAACATAGTAGTCATGAAACTTTTTTGGTTGCCCAAACATATCCCAATATTGCTGTAAGATTTCCATCTTTTCCTCCGAAAATTTTTGTACCATGCGGTGAAGAATCTGTCAAAAAGCCTAAATTAAATAAAAAATGCCTACCCCTCGATTTTTTTCGGTGTACCGTTGCATAGTACAGAAAATGTACTAATTTTTTGGGTCACCTTCAAAACAGTGTTAGTGAGAAAATGGGCGCGGGAATTGTTTAATGAAATTATTTAGTTGTGAGACTAAACAAATTTAGGTGATACACACTTTTAATAAATTAATTTCAAATTTCTCTCTCTCTTACGCGAGGTTTTTCAGGCCGTTTTTAAAACAACAGGGGTCACCGTTTTTTGTTTAGAGGAAATAGTATTTTTTTCGGTGTCCTGAGCCATACCTGATTCAGTGTAAGATTGTGGCATGATTTCAATGACTTTGTGCTTAGTCATCTCTCTGAGAGTTACCATTCCTCTGGTGACGTGGAATAGTTTGAGAGCTGCGGTAAGCGGTGGATCTACGACTCTTCTTGAATAGTTATAAAGAGATGAGACCTTAATTCCGGTGAGATCTGCTACATCGGTCATTGTGATAAACTCTCTATTGTTTTCAAACCATTCTTTTAAAGTCATAAGGTTCATTATAATAGGTCACTTGCCTTTTGCAAGGAAAAACTTTATATTTTGGTCTAGGAGGATTTTATGGGAAGAATTAAAACGGGGAAAAGGACTAGAGAAGACGATAGGGATGACATTAGACATAGGAAAGAGATTGACAATAGGATTATTAAACATCTAAGAAAAGCCTTTCTACAAAGCAGAGATCGAAATGCCATACTCAAGAAATCTAAGAGGCGGGTACCCTCCGGGGAATTTTATGCCGATGGTCGTGAAAAAATGGTGACTCGTCAAGAGTGTGCTTCTTGTCGGAAGTTAGTGCGTCACGTTCAATGCGATCACATTGAGGAAGTGGGACCCTTTTTAGGGGATTGGAACGACTATATTAAAAGAATGCTATATACCGGGGAAAAGGGACTGCAAGCTTTATGTGAGGATTGTCATGACGAAAAAACCAAAAAGTTTAAAGACCTATGTAGATCCGGAGAGTCCCTCCTCTAACATGTCAGAGGAAGAGTTAGATGAATTTTTTGGATTGAATAGTCAAGGGTTTCACAATTCTTTTTTTGAAAATGTTCATGAAATGTGTATAACCGGGTCCTGCAAATATCGGGATGACTACGGAGTCTTACTAATACATCACATGAGCAAAGGAAGGTCTCTTAAGTCTTTTGCAGGGATATTGGGGGTTACTTATGGTACGGTCATGCACTGGCAAAAACAATTTTCGGATTTTAGGGCATGTGTGGAAATTGGAAAGTCTATAAATCGTTTGGAATGGGAAAAGGTGATACACGGAAATGCACGGGGAACGATCAAGGGAAATGCCGCTGCGGTGATCTTCGCCCTTAAAAACTATTTTCCTGATGAGTTTAAGGACAAACGAGAAATCGAGCAAAAAGGAACTATTTTGATAGTCGATACTGGCATCAAACGAGGGAATAAGCTGCTACCTCAGGATGCTGTAGATGCTATAGAGTGTGAATATACCTCTTCCTCGGATGAGGAAGAGGATAATGATTTACTATAAGTCTTCCTCCTCAAACGGGTTTTCTAATTTCTCTATCTCTATCTCATACCCTAATATCTGACAGATCCTAGCTACTTCGAGCGTCACTGTTTTTAGTGCGAGAATTTTACATATATCTACTAGCTCTTTACTAACAGGATAGTAGACGGTTTTTCCATATAGGGGACGGGGTTTCACTAATAACTTTTTCATTTTCCTCCTCTTTATCTCATAGATATAAAAAAGAGGCGGCGGAGTCGCCGCCTCTCCGGTCTACTACTATCTATCACTAGCTTGTAGCTTGGATAGTTGTCGTTTTAACCTGTTAATTTTAAATTCTTTGTATTCCTCTGCTGTCATAGTTCTCATTTTGAAATCGCAATAGGGTGTGAGCTTTTCAATGTTCTTGGAAGTAAAGCTATCTCCGTTAGGAAGATAAAAGGTTTTAGCGTCTGGCTTTGTTTTGACTAGGTTGATAGTACAAGCAAATCCCTGTGCCGCTGAGAATACCAATGCCATAAGCATTGCAATTGTGGTGATCGTAGTCAGTCTCATAGTAGACTCCTGTTAATTCCTATCAAGAAGCCTTGATAGGGGTTATTAAGCTTTGCAAGGGGGCTTGCAGAGCGTATTGTGTGGACAGTATACACGACTACAGCGCGATTGCAATGCCCTGTGTAAAATTTACATGGCGCACGAAAAATTAAGTATTTAGCGCGGAGGAGAATAGATTGTGTTGAAAGATATACTAAGAGTAGAATAATGGGGGAAGTATATACTTGTAGTATAATAAGTAGGGCTTATGTGATATGAGGTAGGCTATAAGTAGGGCTTATGGGTGGATCGTGGTTACAAGTACATAGCAAAGAAAGGGAGGCTTCCTCTTGTCTGTGTAGACAGGAAGTCAATAGCTACACTGCCTGGGAAATGTAGACTCTCCGGGGGCATAGGGGTAGACAGGTATAGGAACATAGGGATATGGCAAGGGGGGTATGTCCCCCTTAATAGGGTGCCTATGATAATGGGAGGGGACCCCGGAGGCAATTTAAAAACCAATCATTTTAACATAGTGCAGTGAAGAAACCGGGAGGCAATTTAAAAATCAATCATTTTAACATAGTGCAGTGGAGAAGTTTGGTCGAGCTTCGTCCTCCGGACTGTTGTCATTTGCGTTTTTAGTGAGTAAAGTATAATTTTTAATCCATCCTAGGAGGATTTTATGTCAGGGAAGAAACGAATGTTAATGAATGGGGTCTTTGTTCCTTTTAAAGAAGACAGAGAGGAGTCTGAAAGGCAGTTGAAGTTAGCTGGGAATACTAGGGAGGAGATGGAAGCTGAACGCCGGATTAAGAGATCGAATAAACTTAGTGGAAAGTCTCTTGAAATTCCTAAAATGTCTCTATCGGATTTCTCGGATGAATTGATTGAGGCCGAAATGAAGAAGAGAGTAGCTGCTAAGGAGTACGCCGCCGCTCAAGAATTGCGGGAAAAAGAGGAAAATCCCCTAGAACCGGGCGGAGTTAAGGTTACGGAGGAAGATTTTTCCGCTTATACGGTGAATGAGCTTAAAGGATTGTTAGATGATAAAGGTATTATTTACGGTCCTAACTCCAAAAAGGATAAATTGATAGAACTTTTGGAGAAAGATGGAAAAGTTGGAGAGGAAGATCTCTAATTGAAAATAGAAAAAATATCTACCGGATATGTCCCTAGGAAATTGCAATCCTTTCTACACGGTATTATCCGTAGGTTTAATGTTTTAGTATGTCATCGGCGTTTCGGTAAAACCGTTTGGGCGGTTAATGAGACTATCGACAGGGCATTAAACAATCCTCTAAGGAATCCAAGATATGCGTATATTGCGCCTACGTACAAGCAAGCTAAAAAGATCGCGTGGCAGTATTTTCTCGACTATACCCGATTTCTTCCGAATGTTAATCCAAATAAAGGAGAGCTTTGCATTTATATTGATCGTCCTGAGCGCGTTTGCCCTGTTTCTAGCAACAAAGATCCAGACCATATTGAAATAATGTTACTTGGGGCAGATGATCCGGATACAATCCGGGGTCTATATCTCGATGGTTGTATTATTGATGAGTTTGCTCAATGTGATCCTATTATCTGGGGTCAAGTTACCCGTCCGGCACTTGCTGACCGTAAGAAAATTGCCCGGGATATGGGGGTAATAGAGGATATGGGCGGGGTCCCGCTAGAGCCGTGGGCAATATTTATAGGAACTCCGAAAGGACAAAATCACTTTTATTATCGGTACCAAAAGGCAAAAGGTCGTCAAGAATTTTGCGAAGAGTATGAGAAAAATCATAATGTTGAGAAAGACGCGAAAATGTGGGAAGCGTGGGAGAAGAAAAACGGGATTACGGATGACATATCTGAAGTAGAAGGTAAAAAGATAATTGCTGGGTGGAAGACTCAGACCCAGGAAAGATATAAGGAATGGCGTAAGTATGTTGTAGGAAAGTCATGGTACACGGTTGTATTTAAAGCAAGTGAGACCGGAATTTTGGATCAAGATGAGATTGACGAAATGCGGGAGGATATGAGCGAGGAGGAAGTAGATCAGGAGCTTGAGTGCAGTTTTACCGCCGCTGTTTTGGGTAGTTTCTACGGACATTTATTAAATGATGCGAAGAAGGAGGATAGGATTACAGAGATCCCCTATAATCCTAAATATCCTGTAGATACTCATTGGGATATTGGTATTTCAGATAAGACAGCTATTTGGTTTTATCAGAAGATTGGAGTCAGGGCGGTACACTATATTGATTATTATGAGACTAGTGGGAAGGGGATTGAGGCAATAAAGCGGGTTTTGGATGCTAAATCCGGTGGAAAGGGAACAAAGGTAGAGGTTGAACCGGCGGAATTTATAGCTGGGGAAGGATATAGATACGGTAGGCACGTATGGCCCCATGATGGCGGTGCCAGGGAATTTGGATCAGGACAAACTAGACAGAAGACGGCACAGGATCTAGGATTAATCGTAAAAGTAGACAATAAATGGGCGGAGGAAGATCAAATAGATGCGGGGCGGAACAGATTAAAGATCTCCTATTTTGATAATAAAAAGTGTGCAAGGGGACTTGAATGTCTGTATAATTATCAAAAGGAGTGGGATGATAAATTATTGACGTTTAAGAAGAAGCCTAAGCATGATTGGACATCCCACGGTGCTAAGGCGTTTGGATATTCTGCTCTAGATGATCGCCCCAGCTACTTTCCGGACGATTATTATAGAGATCGGAACCGTCAGACCCATGCAGATAGCGGGTATGATGAACTTTCTTAGGAGGCCCTATGAGTGCAGATGCCGCCATTAGAGCACAGAAAAAAAGTGAACAAACTATAGGCTTTACTCAAAAAGATCTTCAAAAATATATTACTGAGGGGTCTACTCAAAGTGTAAATAAAATGGTGGTAGGAACTACGGAAGGAGGAGAGCCAGTTTCTCCTTTAAAAGTTAAACGAAAAGAGCAAATGGCTTGGACCGGGTGGACTCCAGAGAAAGGATCAGAATATTCTGATGTAGGAGATCCAGCGATTGAAAAGACTGAGGATGGGATAGCTTCAATTACTGGAGAACAAGTTGACCTGCTAACAAAGGCATTTCTCCGCAGGCAAAAAGAAATCCAAAATAGACTCTCTACTCCCGGTAGAAGTTCTCTCTTTTTTAGGAGATAGCCATGTCTAAGAAAATAGCTGTAAAAGTAATTAAAATGATGGAAGAGATGAAAGCCCGACGCAATAACTGGGAAACTACTTGGAGAGAAGTCTCTCTATATGTTCTTCCGAATAAAGATGATGTTTATACATGGAAAAATAAATCAAGAGGGGAAGAGAAACATGAGCGTCTTTACGACAGCTCCGCTATACACTTTAACGAACTATTAGCGGCGGCCCTTCATTCTATTATTACTAATCCTACTTCTCAATGGTTTGGACTTAAAACGGGAAAAGAGGCGTTGGATAGAAAACCAAAAGTTAAATCGTGGCTACAAAAATTAGTTAGAGAGATTCACAACATTTTAAATAATACTAATTTTCAATCTGAAGTTCATGAACTTTATTTAGATTTAGGATGTTTTGGGACCGGAGTTCTTAGAATAGATGAGGATGAAGAGAATATTTTTCATTTCCTATCTAGACCCATTTATGAAACTTATATAAGAGAAAGTTATAAGAAAATTGTAAATATTGTTGCTACAGAAGATATAATGTCTAATAGACAGGCATTTGAAAAGTACGGGATGGAAAGTTTTGGCGACAAAGCAAAAGATATGGGGAAAAAGTTAGATGACGAAATAGAAATCATTCATATAGTTATGCCATTGTCAGAAGTAGAAATTCGAGGACTTCCAATGATGGGGAAAGAATGGGTTTCAATTCATGTTTGGAAAAAGGGAGAAACCGTTTTGAGGATGAAAGGGTTTAATGAGTTTCCCTATGTAGTTCCAAGATGGTTGAAGACTACTGGGGAAGTATATGGTAGAAGTCCCGCATTTAAAGCTCTTCCAGATATTAGAATGTTAAATGCTATGAAGAAGACTGTAATTAGAGGGGCGCAGAAAATGGTAGACCCACCTCTATTGGTTCCAGATGACGGGGTTATGGGAAGAGTAAATACAACTCCTGGAGGATTAAATTCTTATAGGTCTGGAACTAAAGATAGGATCGAGCCTCTATTAACCGGAGGTAGACCTGATATAGGTTTGGATCTTATTAGAGAAGTGAAACAAAGTGTGAAGGAAGATTTTTTTGTAGATCAATTGCAGATTCGTGAAGGCGATAGAATGACTACGGTAGAGGTATCAATTAGGGATGAAGATAGGATTAGGATTTTAAGTCCTATGTCTGGAAGACTTCATTTTGAATTTTTACAGCCACTAGTAGCTAGAATGTTGGGAATTATGTCTAGAAGAAATTTACTCCCTCCTGATATGCCAGCCGAGTTACGTGGTATTGCTCCTCAAGTTAGGTTTGCTTCTCAAGTGGAGAAAGCTCTGAGAGCAGCAGAGGGTAATAATATTAATCGTTTCATGGGAACAGTAGGGCCTATATTACAAGTATTTCCAGAGTCTAGAGATATTTTAAATGGGGACGGTGCTATTAGATTTATGGGGGACATTTTAGATGTGCCTCAAGAAGTTTTTAAATCTGAGGAAGAGGTAGAAGAAACTCGGGCAGCTAGAGAACAGCAAATGCAGAAGATGCAACAACAACAAGATAATCTAGCTACGGCGGAGGTAGCTCAAAAAACGGCTGGGGTATTGCCGCTTAAATCAGGGGAATAATAAAATGAGTTATGAAGTAGAGAAGAAGGATCAAAGAGTCCTTGATAGGATTAATTCTTACGGACAAGTATTTTCAACGGAAGCCGGGAAAACAGTTTTATATGATCTTATGGAAAAAGGATATTTTTTAAACCCAACTATGGCAAAAGACCCCTACGAGTCTGCTAGAAATGAGGGGCAAAGAGAGCTTGTACTCTATATTTTAACTCAACTAAATAGAGATCCAAAACAAGTGTATGATTTTATCATGCAGAAATTGAAGGAACAGGAGGAATATTTATGAGATTTTGGGGGATTTTTCTAACTATGTGGTATAATAACAGGGGGAATATGTTCATGGGAGGTGGATCTGGAGAGGGAGATGGAAGTGCTGGATCTTCTCAAGGCGGTGGAGGAATACCTCCTAAGGGAGATGGAGGAGGAACATCCGGAGATGGTAGTAGTGGAGAGCAATCAAAGATTAATTATCCTTCCGATCTCGAACAATCTTATCATGGAAACCCTACATTATTAAAACATTATGATAAAGAGAAGGGGGAGTTCCGAATTGGGACTATGATGAAATCCCTTATCCATGCCTCAAGTGCTATAGGTAAAGAGAAAGTTTTAAAACCAGATAAAAATTGGACAGACGATCAGTGGAATACTTTTTACAGGGATATCGGTCTTCCGGATAGCGTTGATAAATATGATATTAAAAATAATTTGGCAAAAGGTCTTGAGGCCAATGAAAAAATGTTCAATGGGTTTAAGGAAATTGCTTATAAGTCTGGAATCCTTCCAAAACAAGCTCAAGCAGTAGTAGACTATTTTAATCAAACAATTGCGGAGACCGTGCAAGAGCAGAGTAAAACTGCAAGTCTTAATCTACAGCAAGCTAGGTTAGATCTAGAAAGAGAGTACGGTAATGCTTTTGAAAGAAAGATGAATGTTGCAGAGCAGGGAATTAAGGCATTTGCTTCGGCTGAAATGATGGATTCTTTGGAGAAAAAGGGTTTTATGGATGACCCTGATTTTACTAGACTTATGGTTAAGATAGGGGAAGCATTGGGAGAAGATAAATTTAATGATGATGTTAAGAAATCCGGACAAATGACTCCTAGCGAAATAGATGCTGAGATTGAATCCTTTTACAAGAAAGACCATCCATTTTCTAATTCTGGGCACCCACATCACGATCAATACGTTAATAGAATGATGGAACTTCAGGAATTGAAATTAAAGCAGCGCGGTATTGCTAACAGAGTAATAACTGAGTATGCTGGTAGATAACGGATCACTCGTTTTTTGATAACTCCATTGCTAGTTATTAGTTAAGCCTTGACTTCGGTCAGGGCTTTTCTTTATACTGTAAGTAGATATTTACCGGGCACCCGCTTTGCGGCCCTCGAAAAAGTAAATATTAGGTAAGACCCAGTAGGATACTTTTACCGAGTGTTATTGGTTTTATTTAATTATTTAACAAGGAGAAGGCCGTGAGAGCTATAATTAATCTCATCTTTTCATTATTCTTGAATGAAAGAGGTACATTTCAAATTACAACTGCTTTTGTTGAAGGCTTTAAGCAAAATATTTATATTTTGTCTCAGCAAAAAGTACCTAGATTGTTTAACAAGTCTAGGAAAGAAAGCCAAAATTCGGAAACAGATTTTTATGAAAGAATTGGTTCTACAGACGCTAATGATGTTTTAGATCGTCATGGCGATACCCCAATCAATAACTCTCCTCATTCCAGAAGAGCAGTAGATCTTCAGGATGCCGATTGGGGAGATTTAATTGATAAGCTAGACCGTGTACGTCTTCTTATTCGTCCAGACGATGCTTATGTTCAAATTGCTGTTATGGCATTGAATCGAAAGAAAGACGATGTATTTATCGCAGCAGCATTAGGTAATGCTAGAGCAGGAAAAACAGGATCGACTCTGGTAGCCCTTCCTAATTCTCGTAAGCTGGTTGCTGTTAATGACGATAAGGCCACAGGTGCTTCCGGAATGAATCTTTATACTCTTACTCTGATGCTAGAAAAATTTGAAGAGGAAGAAGTAGATCCAGAAATGCCTAAATATTT